TATAACAACTACCTTGCGACTTCTCCAACAGGAACAGCAACAGGGTTCGGATGCTCCTTGATGATGATTGACGACTTAATTAAAAACTCAATGGAAGCCAACAATGCTGATGTACTTGAAAAGCACTGGGAGTGGTTCACCAACACGATGTTATCCAGGCTTGAAGAAGGCGGGAAGATCATTATCATCATGACCAGGTGGGCAAGCTTGGACTTAGCAGGAAGGGCGTTAGCGCACTTTACTGAAGAAGGCAAGAAGATGAAACACATTAGCATGAAGACCCACAAAGATGATGGGACAATGCTTTGTGAGGATATCTTGTCGCTTGCCAGCTATAAATCAAAGGTCAGGGCAATGGGCGAGGATATCGCCTCAGCCAACTACCAACAGGAACCAATAGATATAAAGGGCAAGCTGTATTCGAGCTTTAAAACCTATTCTGAATTGCCTGAAGACCTATCAGGGATCTATGCTTACTGTGATACCGCAGATGAGGGTAAGGATTACCTTTGCAACATCATCTGGGGGGATTATAAACACGAGGCTTACATCCTGGACGTTTATTTCACGAAGGCGGCGATGGAGATCACGGAGCCGGAGCTGGCTAAGAGGTTGACAGATTACAAGGTTAACCGGGCAACAATCGAATCAAATAATGGGGGCAGAGGCTTTGCCAGAACAATAGAGAGGCTTTTAAAAGGCCTTAAAAACTACATAACAACGATCAAATGGTTCCATCAATCCAAGAATAAGCAAGCGCGGATCTTAACGCAGGCAACATGGATTATGGAACATTGTTATTTCCCGGATAATTGGCGGGATAAATGGCCTGAGTTTTATAAATCAGTAGTCAACTACCAAAGAGAAGGCAAGAACCAGCACGACGATGCAGAAGATTGCTTGTCAGGTGTCGCAGAACTGTGCAGCACTTCTAAATTAGGAGTCGTGAATGTAAGAGTATGAGGGGGATGTAAATGTTAACGAGTTTGCACTTTTTAAACGTTGGGGAGAGATGGCCCCCGAAATGTGAAGAAAACCGCATGGAAATGTACCGGAACAACAAACTTTTGTTTGAGTCTGAACATGCCAAAGTTTATGAACAGGATCTAAAGCGGATCGAAAGAGTGGTGGGCAACTTTACAGAGATTGTCAGCTACCCGGTAATTCTAAACTTCCAAAAGCTGATGAGCTTAAAGATCGCTGATTTGCTTTTAGGCGAGCCCCCACAAATCACAGCGGGCGACAAGGACAGTAAAGAGCAGCTGACAATAGAGGCGATAGAGAAGTCAAGTGACTTAATAAACACCGCCTATCAGATTGCTATTGATGTTAGCCGATATGGTGACGGGCTATTCTATGTCAGGGAAGAAGGCGGCAAAGGGATAATTGATATCACTCAGCCTCCTATCTGGTACCCGGTCGTTAGTCCGGATAATGTGAAGAATATCCAATATCAAGTGATAGCATGGACTTATGAAGAAGGCGACAAGAAGTATCTGAAAGCCCGGATCCATGAAAAGGGTAAGTACGAGGAACGAATATACAATATTGCTAATGGTGGGCTGAAAAGCTTAGTGGAATCACAGGTCATTCAAACCGGATTAACAGATATCGCAGTCGTCCAGGTAAGCAATGTAACCACATCGGACAGGGCAACAGGAATAGACGATTACACGGACATAGATTCAATCATAGCGGAGTTGTTGGTAAGAGTAGGGCAAGTAGCCAGGATACTTGATAAACACGCATCACCGTCAATGTCGGGCCCGATAACCGCACTTGAACAGGACGAGACAACAGGCGCATGGAGGATAAAAGCAGGAAGCTATTTTGTAAGAGATGCTGAAGGCGCACCGGTTGAGTATATCACTTGGGATGGACAACTAGCAGCTGCATTTACCCAGATAGAGAAGTTGGTTAATTTCCTCTATACCATCAGTGAGATGGGGTCTGCTATATTTGGTGATTTAACCACATCAACTGGTCAGGTTCCTTCGGGGTCTGCATTGAAACGATTGATGATCTCACCACTGGCCAAAGTTAACCGAATCCGAATGAGATTTGACAAGGCGCTAAAACAAGCATTGATGTTGTGTTCTCAATTAGGCGGCAAGGATGTTGTTGATTTATCCAATGTTGATATCTCTATCTTATGGCAAGACGGCCTTCCAGGAGACAGTATGGAGGACGCGCTGATTATTGAGAAGAGAACATCGGGCAAAGCTACCATGAGCCAGCACCGAGTATTGACTCAGTATGATGCCATGTCAAATGATGACGCTGAAGAAGAGCTGGCAAGGATCCAGGACGAGGAATCAATGGGGGCGCCAATCATAGCACCGCCATTCAGCACAACACCTGAGAGCGAGCCACCTGATCCAGACAATGAGGAATAAGCCATGGCTAAGAAACCATTACCACCGGAGATACTCGCTTTAATTGAGAGATATCAGAAATCGCAGATCAAGCTAATTGATATTATCGCCAATACTGAAGCCAAGGGAAACTCAGCTGCTTACAGAAAACAGATCCTTGCAAGCGTGAATGCCGAACTGGACACGCTGAATAAGTTTGCGGTTAAGTGGGTGAATGACGAGATCCCGAAGGCCTACAACAAGGGAGTGGATGAAGCTTATGAAGTTTACAGAGCTGCTAACATCCCGATAGGCGCCATAGCGACTAATCAGGAGGTCCTTAAAAACCTTGTTAATAACACCATAGGACAATTAACAGATGCTAATCAATATGTAGGCAGAAGGATAGCAGATGATTTAAGGCAGGCAGGGATTGAAGCCATAACCGAAAAGCTGACAATGGGCAATACAGTCAAGCAGACGAAAGCTATACTACTACAGAAAATGAGCGACAAAGGGATAACCGCTATCACAGACAGCCGAGGACGAGGCATAAGCCTTGACTCTTACGCCTCTATGGTAGCGCGCACCACGACAAGAGAAGCCACTAACAAAGGAACCTTGCAGACGGTCAAGGATATGGGCGAGGATTTAGTTCAAATCAGTCAGCACTTCAGTTCATGCCCAATATGTTCCGTGTATGAAGGCAGGGTGTATTCAGTCAGTGGAGACAGCAAGGATTATCCGCCATTAAGTGAAGCTTTTAGCGAGTATGACAGCATCCATCCGAACTGCTTTGTATCAGGCACCCCCGTTCTTGCGCGGGGAGTAGTGGCGCACAGTAGTAGGGATTACATCGGAGAAGTTGCCACTATCAAGATTTCCGGCAGTGATAACCTCACCGTCACTCCAAACCACCCGATATTGACCTCTAAAGGTTGGGTCGCTGCTGGTTCGTTGCTCAAAGGCGATAAAATCGTCAAGTACACTGCTCTCGAAGATTTTATCTTGAGACATGACCCAAACGATATAAATATTGAAACCGCTATAGAGAATGTGCCTCATACGATCGGAAAGTCGCTTAGCGTGTCTACCCACCGTATGGAAACCACCACCAAACAATTCCACGGCGACGGAACCAACGGAAAAGTCGCAGTTATAAACACCTATCGCCTTTTGGGGAGTAAATTCATATCCAGAGGCAGTAAGAAAGTCAGAAAACATGACTTCGTAGATAGATGTAATCCTAGAAGCTTTCTCAACACCTTTAGCACGCTTGCTCAAATCATCAATGGTTCGCTTAGACCCACGCACAGCATCATGAGCAGGTTTAGCGAGTTCTTGTCGTTCTTCGATAGTCAGACGTTGCATTCGGATGCGGGCAGATTCAGACCTGCTACTTGCGGGCATGATACCCACACTTTTAAGCCTATTGTGAATAGTCATATCAGCAACGCCGAAATGAAGCGCAATATGATGCTTAGATATCCCAGCGTTATACATATTCACAATTTCGTCAATAGGAAGATCAATGACGTTACCGCCTTTCTTACTAACTATAACAGGCCTCAAATCGCGGAACCTGACACCCTCGATACGAGCCCTTTTTTCAAGGAATGCGACGCTGACACCCAAAACGGACGCGACTTGCTTAACAGTCTTTCCGGAAAGATAGAGTTCCTTAACGTGGTTGATGTTACATTCAAATTTTTTCATGGTAAAGTGTTCAACCTCCAGACAAATAGCAAATGGTTTCTTGCTAACTCTATTATAACACATAACTGTACACACAACGCCATCCCATACCTAAGAAAGTATGACGAGAACGCAGAACAAAGGCAAGCAGATAGTAACAGGCCATTCGAGATAGATAAAAGCAAGAAGGCAAGCATAGAAGCCTACAACAAGGACCAGGCAATCAAGGCAGCACGCAGGGTTGACCGTAAAGAATGGCAAGCGGCCAAAGCACTGGCGCCGAATGAAGCGCCGAAAACCTTTTCAGGGTACCGAAGTATCAAGCGAGCTGACAATCAGCGGTATAAGGATCTAAAAGCTAAATTATAAGGGGATAAGGCTATGGACAAAGTTAAACACTTGTTTCATGATTTATGTTCTATATGTGCAAAAGAACCTGAGAAATGTGATATGAATCTTCCACCAGAGACAAAAGAAAGGCGAGCCCATAACCAGGCTGCTATTTGTTCGTGCGGAAAATTTGAAAAGGGGGATAAGGCTTGAAAGTTAAATTAGCATCGATATTAGTCGACACAGGGTTATGGTACGGGCTTTACACTTTTATATGTATTATATGGCAGGCGGTAGAATTTATTTTTTACCATCGGATCACTGAAACAGTTGACGATACGATTATTGCTTTTATCCTGGCATGGATTCTTAAAAAATGGGTATACGACACCATATTGAAAAGGGAGCGGGGCTAAATGGATATACCAAACAGAATTAAAATAGGTTGGAGAGAATACAATATCAAAATAAGGGAACCCGACTTCGATTTAATTCATGAAGGTCAAGAATGTTACGGCCAGATTAAGTATCAAAGAAACGAGATCTTATTAAACTCATTGTATCCAGAAGATCAACAAAAGACTACCTTGATACATGAAACATTGCACGGGCTTGATGGTGTGTATGGGATCGGGCTAGACGAGAAACAAGTTGAACAATTAGGGAACGCGCTAATGGGTTTGATTGTTGATAATCCAAATTTGTTTTAGGAGGGGTTACAAACTTGAAAGATCAGCTGTACGCAGTTAAATCTTGAAAGGAAGTGATCAAACTATCTCCCTAAGGTATTGGGTTAAATATCAGAAACACAGCATCCTATAAATGGGTGCTTTTTATATGTCCGAAATTGACATTAAACTAAAAAACACTGGGAAGATCCCACAGGAGGTAATAGACCGATGTCTAAAACAATAAGAATGAATTTACAAATGTTCGCTGAAGGAGATCCAACGCCTGAACCGACACCAGCTCCATCACCACAAGGAAAGACATTCTCAGAAGATTATGTCAAAACCATAAGGGAAGAAGCAAAAGAAAACAGAATCGCAAGAAAGGCAGCCGAGGCAGAAGTGTTATCAACCAAAGCAAAGTTTAAAGCTTTAATCGGATTGAAAGACGATGAAGATATAGACGATGTGAAGATATCCGCATACCAGGCAAGCCAACAGAAAGCACTTGAAACCGCATTGACGAAAGCCAATGCACGACTAATCACCGCTGAAATCAAAAGCCTAGAGGGCTATGATCCAAAGCTGGTTGAGCGACTAATCGACAAAAGCAAGATTGTTATTGACGATGAAGGAAAAATCACAGGTTTAAAAGAGGCAGTAACGGCATTAGAAACTGAGTTCCCTGCAATAAAAGTAGGGGGTAAACAATCAGGAGCTAATCCGCCAGCATCAGGCAACAAAGAAGATTTAGACATGATCGCACTAAGAAAAAGCATGGGCTTGCCCATCAAATAATTGGAGGTATCTTAAATGAGAAAAGATAGAAAGTATAAAAAAACTAAAATGCTAAAAATGAACATCCAGCTGTTCGCAAACAGTGTAGCGCTGGTAACAAAATATGTTCCTCTATTGGATGAGGTTTACAAAACTGCATCCGTAACAAGCATCATCGATGGTGAGACTAAACCATCATTTGATGGCGCTAACGCTGTTAAGATCTTCAAGACCGCACTCCAGGGGCTTGGGACTTATAGCAGGAACGCAGGATTCACCGCTGGGGATGTTACAGCGACTTGGGAAACAATGACACTATCTCAGGATAGAGGTCGTTCTTTCATGATGGACAACATGGACAATGACGAAACCGCAGGCCTGGCTTTTGGTACCCTGGCAAGTGAGTTTGTGAGAACTAAAGTTGCTCCTGAGCTTGACGCGTACAGATTCGCTAAGTATTGCGGAGTATCTGGGATCAGCACAGTAGCAGCTGCTTCTTTGGCAACTTCTGCAAATGTTCTGGCTGCTATTGATGCCGCTATTGTAACACTTGATGAAGCTGAAGTACCTGCAGAGGGCAGAGTGCTATTCATCACTCCTACCAAATATGGTCTTCTTAAAGGATCTGCTGCAGTAACAAGGTTTGCAACTATGTCAGATGGCAGTTTGAACAGGGACTTTGAATATTTCGATAACATGAAAGTTGTCAAAGTACCTCAGACTCGTTTCTATACTGGTATCACTATGGTAGCAGATACTGCTGGTGGTTATACTAAAGCGCTCACAGGCGAAACTGGACCTGGGGACGATGTAGGTCTGAACATCAACTTCATGATCATCCATCCTTCCGCAGTTGTTCAGGCAGTCAAGGTTGCTCAGCCTAGAGTATTCACTCCTGAGCAGAACCAGACAGCTGACGCTTACAAATATGACTTCAGACTGTACCATGATGCATTCGGCCTGGAAAACAAAGCAGTTGGCATTTACCTCCACAAGCACACTAGTTAGTCAACAGGGTAGAGAAATCTACCCTTATTTTTTTAAATAAAGAGGTGAAGAAATGACCTTAACAGTAAACACGGACAGTTATATCAGCTTGGCAGACAGTGACACTTACCTGGCAAAAAGCTATTTGTCCACAGATCCTAAACTGATAGCATGGACAGCTTTATCCGATGGTGATTGCGAGATCCTACTCAGGAAAGCCGCACAGCTAATCGATAGACAGCCATTGCAAGGCAACAAGTCAGTATATACACAGGTAATGGCATTCCCAAGAATCAATCGGATTCATGATCCATCTTTACCGGACTATTACACGAACACGGTCGTGCCTGACGCGGTTAAACATGCGCAATGCGAGATAGCAATTGAGATGTGCTCAGGGGTATCAGAGCGGGTCAAACTGCAAAGGCAAGGTGTGAAGTCGTTCAGTATTGGAAGTCTGTCAGAATCGTATTCAGGGGCTTTAAACAATGTACTCAGCTATGAAGCTAAACAGCTACTTGCGCCCTATCTGGCAGGGAGTGTGAGGATTGTATGATCAAGGCTTATCTGAATCAAAATCTATCATGGAAACACGCTGGAACACTGAATGAGTACAATGAACCGACCTATACGACCACCACCATCAAAGGCAGAAAAGAAACAGGCCATAAGTTAGTCCGGAATAAGCAAGGTCAGGAAGTTGTTTCTTCTGCCTGGGTGGTTACTCAGTCAGCGATTGCGCCTAATGACAAAATAGATGGCAGCTTGGTGATCTCTGTTGAAGAGGCCGTTCAGATGGATGGGACAACAAAGTTTTATGAGGGGTACCTGGTATGAAGTCAATATCAATCACCATAGAGGGGATGGATAGGTTAGACAAAGTATTTAAAGACATTCCGATTGAAGCAAGGGTAGCAGCCAGAAATCAGTTAATAGAAATTACGCAAGACTTAAAAGCAAAATCACAAGAATTAGCGCCTGTTGATTTAGGGGATCTTCAAGGGTCCGCATTCAACGAGGTCATCGGTTTAGAAGGAACTGTTGGATATGTAGAGCCTTACGCCCTCAGGCAACACGAGGAAATGGGTTATGTCCATCCTAAGAGCGGTCAGGCAAAGTACCTGGAACAGCCGTATAAGGAGAATCTGGACAAGTACATCGATGATATAGGCGATGCGATAAGGAGGGCGATTGAATGAGTTTAACCACAGAAATCAAATCATTGCTGACTTCCGTTAGTCCCTTTATCGGGTCAATGCCTGATACCCCGGATGATTGTGTCGCAATATACAATACAGGCGGATATAAACGCTCAATGTCAGGAACCTTCCTGGAAGAGCCGACATTCCAAGTCAAGATCAGGAACTTAAGTTATGCCGCTGGGGAAACGGTGTGCAATACAATAAAAGACTTGCTCCATGGCAAAACAACTACAAAGGTGATTATGATCGAACAACAATCAGACATTATGGATATGGGCAGAGATGAAAAGAATCGGCAGGAATTTAGCATTAATTTCCGCTGTTATTACAGAAGATGAAGGAGGTTTTATAATGTTAAAAATGAATTTGCAGCTGTTCGCTGAAACAGCAGGATTCGTCAATCAGGTATGGGCGTTAACAGGTACAACAGAAATGGCAGCAGGCACAGGCGCTCTAATAAAGGGTGTTGAAAGCTCAAGCTTTGCAAGAATGTGCGACATTTTAGAGATCACAGCATTTGGTGACACGCATAAAAAGAGAATGGCAGGATTGAAGGATACTGAAATCAGCATATCCGGAACTATCTATGTAGGAGACACCACAGGACAAGACATTTTAGTTCCAGGCGACTCAATATTCATCGGGGTTATGCCACAGGGGGTAGCGGTTGCAGGTACGCAAGTAGCGGCCATCGTTGAAAGTTTTGCAACGAAAACAGACGTAAGCGGTAAACAAACATTTGATGCAAAGTTTAGCTGCATAGCGGCACCAGTAGTCTTACCAATCAGATCGTAGGTGATTAGATGCCAGAATTAGCAGGCAAAGAGGTAGTCATTAAAATATCGGGCGCGGCAACAAGCATGACCGGTGAAGCCACGACAAATATCGATAATCAAACCTATCAAGTCACGAATGTAGTTAAGCAAGTATTCGACAGAGAGACCCCACCCACAATCTTAGTAGGAGGATCCGCAACAGCTGAAGTTTACACGGTTAACTACTTGAATGGCAAGGTTACTTTTGCAACAGTCAATGCGGGTAGGGGAGTCGTGACCATAACAGGCAAGTATTTACCCATGGCCACAGCGGCCTATGCAAACAGCATGAGTAAATCAAGAGATGTAGACATATTGCCCGTTGACGTGTTCGGGCTTACCCACAAGAAAAGGCTCGCAGGGCTTAAATCGGCATCCGGTACGTTGAGTCAGTTTAACATAGCTGATACGACCTACAAGGACGCTTTATTGGTAGGCAAGCCGATAGTCATTGAAGATAGGGAATCGTCAGCAGGAGAGCCTAACAGGTTCTGGGCGCTACTGGACAATGACAGTGTAGAATCAGCAGTCGAAGGAGTACAAAACGAAACCATATCATGGGTGTCATACGATGCCTGGATTAGATTAGGAGTGTAAAACATGAAATATTTAACAAGAGACATGATTTTAAATTGCGAGGATTTAAAGACAGAAGAAATAGAGGTACCACAGTGGGGCGGAACTGTTGTTATTAAAGCAATGACAGGCCAGGAAAGGGATGCTTTCGAATCTTCCCTTTATGAGACTAAAGGCACACAGGTAATCAGTAAGCCTGAAAATATCAGGGCAAAACTGGTATCTAAAACGGTGATTGATCCTGAAACGAAACAGCCTATGTTCACCGTGGCTGACATTGACGTTTTGGGCAAGAAATCAGCGGCAGCACTTGATCGTATCTTCTCCGCTTCTCAAAGGTTAAGCGGAATCAGCAAAACAGACGTCGAGGAACTTGAAAAAAACTAACTGACCGACCTGAGCGGTTCTTCTATTACCAATTAGCCGAATTATTAGGTTATGTCAGTGTTGGAAGAATGCTCAGTGAGGTCTCATCTAAGGAAATCACAGAATGGATGGCCTATTTCAAGATTAAAAAAGAACGCGACGAAGAAAATTCCAAGGCAGAGGAAGCAAAACAAAAAGCCAAAAGGCAAGGCAGGTGATTAAATGGCAACGATAGCAAATTTAATGGTCAAAATAAACGGGGATGCCTCAGGTTTAAACGCCGCAATGGACAATGCGAATAAAACTATGGGAGCATTCACCAAAGTAGCAGCAGCTGCAGCACTGGCAGTTGGCGCTGGTATGGTAGCAGGGTTGAAATCAGGAATAGATGGAATTATGGAATATGAGAATGCGACTTCTCAGCTTGACGCGGTCTTAAGCTCTACAGGCGGGACGGCTGGTGTCACAAAGGAAAGCATAACCGACATGGCCTCGGCATTTCAGCTAACTACAAAATTTAGTGAAGAAGCTACCATCGGTGCGGCTAATATGTTACTGACATTCACAAACATAAGCAGTGAGACTTTCCCAGCAGCTACTAAAGCAGCGCTTGACATGGCAACCGTATTCGGTGGAGACGCGGCTTCTCAGTCAATCGCTTTAGGTAAAGCCTTAAATAATCCAACAGCAGGGATCACAGCATTAACCAGAGTAGGGGTAACCTTTACGGAGGGGCAAAAGACAGCAATCAAGGCCATGCAAGACGCAGGAGACATGGCAGGCGCCCAGGCAATCATACTTGCAGAACTTGAGAAAGAGTTCGGAGGATCCGCTGAAGCAGCGGGCGGTACCTTTGCAGGGCAAATCACTATTGCTAAAAACGCAGTAGGTGAGATATGGGAATCCGTAGCAACATCATTGATGCCAGCTTTACAGGGGTTCTTAACTTGGGTGCAAGACAACATGCCACAAATTAAATCAACAATTGAAACGACAGCGGATAACATATTTAAGGCAATCAACACGGTAGTAGAAGTGTTTAAAACTGCTTATGATTGGGTGATTAAGTACAAAGACATTTTAATCCCCTTAGTTGGGGGTATTGCAGCAGGAGTAATTGCATTTAACCTTATCCGTACCGCTATCCTTCTATGGAGTGCGGCAGGATCCATTGCCACGATTGTAACAACTACTCTAAGTACCGCTTTTCTATTACTGACAAGCCCAGTAGGGTTAGTAGTAGCAGCAATCGCACTACTCACAGCAGGGGCAATACTTTTATGGCAGAACTGGGACAAGGTAACATCAGCAGTAGGTAAAGCCATTGATGCCTTGAAAGAATGGTTGGGAATCAAAACGCCTACTAAAAACATCGTAGTCAATACCACTCAGAACGAATCTAAAAGAAGGTCAGAATATGCAAGTGGCACAAACTACGCAGCTGGCGGATTGTCATTAGTTGGAGAGCGTGGCCCTGAATTGGTTGATATGCCAAGAGGCGCAAAGGTGTACACCGCTAACGAGACTAAAGGCATGTTAGGAAGTAGTGGTAAAAGCGTTACAAACTACTTTAACTTTGATAATGTCCACATATTTGACAAAGGCGATCAGAAAACAACATTAATGCAACTTGATTTCATGGGGGCGCTGGCATGATAGGATTATTGTATTTATTCCTCTGCCTTGGAATTTTCTTCGTCGCGTTCTTTTTTAATCTTGAAATAGGCCATCCATTCTGTGATTTCCTTAGATGAGACCTCTCTGAGCATTCTTCCAACACTAACATAACCTAACAATTCAGCCAGTTGGTAATGGAAGAACCGCTCAG